TCATAATTGTTGGCCTCCATACCCCTTTTTCGTATTGCAAATAGTATTTTGAAATCTTCTTTGCATTTCTTCCTCTAAATCATTATCGTAATCCTTAGTGTGCTTATACATTGCATTAATAAAATCATCAAAGTAAGGCACACCATCATACAGGCTTCTTTTTTCAATAAAGAAATTATAGATTTCTCTGTAATAAATAATAGTGTACTTTTCACCGCACGAAAACTTACTTAGGTCAATGCGATTGTAATTCGGTGAAAAAATAAAGCAGCTCGGAGTTTTCTTACGATATTCATCATCAGATGTAACAAATTGATAGTATTTTTTTAGCTGGGACTGTACTTGGTCGCTGTAGATATCATGTCGGTCATCAATACCGTTGATGCTTGATTTAATTTTATTTTCTATTACAACGGCATTATTTTTGTCAGAAATAAGTAGGTCAATGTTCCTCTTTTCTCTCTCAATAGTAAAATCTGTTTGTACCTCGATATGTAGAACCTCTCTTGCAAAACGAGAAAAAGCTTCTCTATTTATATCAAAAAAGTAAGCAAACATATTTGAAAAAGCGAGTTCATTGTCTTCCTGTCTGATTATTTTTAGGAAATTGAAATATGGATCTTTTTGAAGTTCCGGCAATTCAGAAATTGCTTGTGTCGTATTAGCATCTTCCCATAACTCTCTGTTCTCAATTATCTGATTCAAATCATCGAAAGAATCCGGCTTTTCATTTTCGTTGTAGAATTCCCTTAATGTTTGTTTGCCAAATCCTTTATTAGTACGAATGAAAAAAGTGTTGTTACCACTTACAGATGCATCGTCTGTAATATATATCTGATTTTTAGGCTTGATAACTTTATCTGCAACAAAGGTAGTATAAGCATTCTTTTCTTCCTGAAGACTTCCGTGATACAAGTTTTCATTAAATAAATCTACAAGACTTATTCCGCCATAGGTCAGCCCTAATGCAACTTGACCTTTATATCTCTCTTCTCGTGGAAGTTTGCTGTCTGCAAAATCAAGAATCGTAACACCCTCCGCCTTGGCCAGTACTTTATATGTTTTCGAGGCAAATTTTCGTACCAACAGAACAGTTATTCTATTTTCTCCATGAGATAATTCTATTGTTCCTTGTGAATTGAGATAAATATAGTTTTTCCCATCATCTGCCTTATAGAGATTTATGATTTCATGTCCTATATTATCGCCCTCTGACAAATATGCTCCAACATACATTTTGTTAATTATTATTTCACGGCTCATATGTGTTGGGTTTACTTTTGCTGTGCTTTGTCGTTTATATTCAACAGGAGGGACGGTTTCATCCGATGACAGAAACAAGCGAAATCTTCTGATATGTGACAAATACCCACTAACAAGTGAATTGACATTACCGGTCGAGTTCTCAGAAAGAGCTTTTATTAATGCGCTCTTTGCTTCAGTCTCAAAATCAGTAGCGTTCACCGCATTCCAGAACAGATCTTTGCTTCCTTTCCTCCAAAGGTAGAAGGTGTCCACATAAGCAGTATTAATTGTTGCTGTTGAAATGTTCTGGCTATGTAGGAAGTTCTTATATAAAGCACGTAGCTCATCATACGATAGAGCTTTCATTTTGTTAATATCCAAAGTCAAACCTCCCTTACTCAATACTGCTTAATCTTTCAAGCCACTTCAATATGCAGCCACTCTTAAAGAAATCTAATAATGCACCATCGCAAAAACGCTCGGCTCTAACAGCACCCATAATGAGCGCAAGCACACACTGTGCATTCAAATTTGAAACGTCAGCATTCTTCATCGATTCCGTACCCCATTCAAGGCCGTTATCTTTGAGAATATCTCCATAACGGGTAAGCTCCATATCTTTGTTACCTTCTTCAAAGGTGTAAACATCGTCGATGAAGTTATTTACCATTTCGGAATAACCCACAAAAGGCATCTGCATCGGATGTTCCGGTGTACCATCGTTTTCTTTATCAATAACCCATTCACCAAAACTATCTGCCTGGATCATGGGAATGTATTTCACTAAAATATCAAATCTACTCATCCTCGTCCTCCTCGTCCTCCTCAGTTTCATTAATGCCAAATAACGTCTGGAACTTATCGAAGTTATACGGGTATGAGTTATCACCATCAAACATTACCGGTTTATGTCCATTGTTATATTCAAATTCCAGCTCCCACTGCGTACCATCACACACTGTGTATCCGAAGCGCTTAGTTGAATATCTTCTGCGCCATTCACCGATGTGAAGTTCCTTAAGTGCGGCTATAAAAGTATCCTTTGTAAATGGCTCCTTGTAATTATCATCCACCAATGAGAGTGGTTCTTCGTCTTCCCATAATTTTGTATAGGCTTTTAATCCATCTGATAGTTCTACAACATAATTACGGTAGCCACCAAAGAAACCGCCGATGCTAAAGGTTATCTTGCTGATGGCATCCATATTGGCATCAAAGTCAGCAACCTTTTCTTCTGACTTTGATATGGTATAAGTTCCACCAGCTTCAGCATAGGCTTGCTTGGCTCTTTCCAAATATTCACGAGTCCAGTGAAGGCGCGTATCTTCACTCGGATGCATAATAAGTTTTACGCCATAGTCGGGGCTTTCCATTGTATTTTTAAGACGACCTATTTCTTGCTTAAGCCCACGTATAACGGTCAGAATCTGCTCTTTATTTTTTCCTTTAAGATACTCTTCGTAGTATCCTTCCGGGCTAATCATCATGTTAGGCCGCCTCCTTTACTCATTTCCTGTCTTTATTTCATTGCCATCGGGCAGAATGAAAGTCTGCTCAAACTTAACATTCATCACATCTGCTATGGCCTTAAGTTCTTCTAATGTAATAGTCTCACGCTTTAGCTTCTTTCCGAAGTTCTGTGGGGACTGGCCTAACCGCCTAGCCAATTCGGAAATGCTCATGTTCATTTGTTCACAAAGCTGTCGTACCATGTCCGAAGTTTTCATTATAATTCCTCCAAACCTCAATAGGAACATTGTAAACCATTTGGTTTCAATTTACAATATTTACACATTAATTGTTTTATAAACAACGAAACCCGCAACTCTGACACAAGAGCTGCGGGTAATTTAGCATTGCTTAGTTATTCGTCAATTTGAATTTCAATTCCGGACTTAAATTCAACTATGATGTGGTCGTCGTAAACCGTTATCTTTTCCAAGAGAGTCCTCACATAGTCTTCTTCATATTCCGTTAGCTCACAAGGCAGGTCGTTAAGGAAACGCATCAACTCATCAATTCGCTTTTTCAGATCCTGTCGGGATGCCTGCTCGTTTTGAAGGGACTGCTTCTCATCGCGCAGCCTCCTAATCTCCAGACCAAGCTCATCACCGGTATTCTTAGAATTAACCGTTGCCATTAGCTCCTGCTGCATTGACTTCATCTGTTCATCAATCGCTGCAATCTGATTTGAGGTGACTTCCTCAAGGCTACTCTCGATATTCTCTCGTAAAAGTGGTAGGATTGCTTCCTTTTCACGGAACGCTTCGTTTATAGCTTTGATAACTACCTCCTGAAGCAATTTCTCGTGAACAGTTCTTGCCGGGCAATCAGGGCCGTCTTTTTCAACCCTGCTGACACAGCGCCAAACGGTGGACTTACACCCGCGATTGTTCCATTTAATTCTGCGGAAGATGTCGCCACAGTATGCGCAGAAAACTATTCCAGATAAAGCGTAACGGCCACTATAGATTCGTTTGCGCTTTGTGGCGCCTTTGGTAAGATTGGCGCGTCTTGCGATTTCCTCCTGTACCTTTAGGAATATATCCTTTGGAATAATAGCTTCATGGCTGTCCTCTACATAATATTTAGGAACCTGCCCCTTATTAGCTTCACGCTTCTTTTCAAGAATATCCACAGTATAAGTTTTCTGAAGCAAAGCGTCTCCGATGTACTTCTCGTTTGTAAGTATCTGCTTTATATTGCTTTCATGCCATTTTTCATTACCAGCACCGTTTAGAATCCCGTCGGCTTCAAGCGATCTTTTTATCTGTAAGAAGCTCTTACCGGAAAGGTACTCTCTATAAATGCGCTTCACGACTTCAGCTTGCTCTGGATCAATGATGAGGTGCCCCTCTTCATCCTTGGTATATCCCAAGAACCAGTTGTGATTGACCTGAACTTTTCCTTGTTGGTACCGGAACTGCAGGCCCAGACGAACGTTAGCCGACAATGACTCACTTTCTTGCTGTGCGAGAGAAGCCATAATTGTCATGAGCACCTCACCCTTAGCATCGAGAGTGTTGATATTTTCTTTCTCGAAGTAGATGCCAATGTTCTTATTCTTAAGAGCTCTGGTATAATTCAGACAATCGACCGTATTCCTTGCAAAGCGGCTGATGGACTTGGTAATAACCATATCTATCTTGCCGTCGTTACAGTCATTAATCATGCGCTGGAACTCATCGCGCTTCTTCGTATTCATTCCAGAGATGCCATCATCTGCATAAACTCCGGCTAGTACCCAGTCCGGATGACTTTCAATGTATGAGGTATAATGCTGTATCTGGGCGTCGTAGCTAGTTTCTTGTTCATCGCTGTCGGTACTGACTCGGCAGTACGCTGCGACTCTGGTTTTCTGCTTTTTGTCGGTTGCTTTTTGCGTCCCGATGGTTTTCTTTGCCGGAATAACCGTTACGTTACTTGCTAAGGAGATCATCCTTCCACCTCACTTTCAATCAGACTGTAAATGTACTCTGCCTGCTTAAATGGATCGATGAATATCTTTCCTGCTTTCGGCATTGTAAATTTAGTAGCTGGCTTACATTCCTCTACCGGCTTATCCGCAAATACTCTACCAAGCCTTCTCTGGCGTTTGATGCGTTCGGCTTCTGCTCTATCAAAAGTCTCCTGATCGATGATCGCCGGATAGTACTTATCACCAAGGTAGCGTTTATTCTGTAGCATTTTCTTTACACCTGGATGTAGAAGCTTAAGCCCAGCAGCCTCTGCTGCAGCAACATAGGCGAGGCCGGAGAGATAACCTTTGTAAATCATCCTAACCTGCTCCGCTTGAACTTCATCTATGACCGCTTTGCCTTTTTCAATTTTGTATCCATATGGAATCGGCATAATCTCACAACCTTTCTCTTAGTGTTAATCCACACTTTAATACAAAACCTATTTCATATCTTTTGAAAACGATAATGTAATCCACATGCTCCTCAAATGCGTCAGCATCAAATTCAGTAAAAATCCTTGCGCTGTTGACGTACTTAATAAGTTTATTCAAAGCTTCAACATGCTCGTACTCATGATTCACGGAAGCATATAATGCTTCTTTTTCATCACTTAAACTTTTAGCCTCAGCAAGAAGACCTGAATTCTGATCGTTGAAAACGGCTGGCTCCAAATATTCCTTCGTAAATAAATTCATAAGCTGCTGCCTCTTGTTGAAATTGGCTTCAAGAGCCGCTTCCAGCTTATTAATTCGGGCAATTGCTGCCTCCTGGTTAATTGCTTTAAGACTTGCAAGTAGCGGCTGCAACAACACCTTCTTAGTAAATGCCAACTTATTAATCATGTTTAAAAAAGCCACTTCAAAGCTTTTTTCACGTATAAACTGCATGCTGCATTGGTCTTTTTTCTTAAGATGTGTGTTGCAAGCATAAGCGTAATATTTTACTTTCGATTCGCTATGAGTTCTCCTTTTCCATGTAGCACCACATTCGCCGCAAACAATTTTTCCAGAAAAAGGATAGCGGTTTTGATACTTTGCATCTCCTTGCTGGATTTTCATGTCTTTGGAGCGCTGGTCAATCATTGTCTGCGCCGCTTCAAAATCCTCAACACTTATTATCGCTTCGTGATGCTCAGTAACGTAGTACTGCGCCTTCTCACCATTATTGATATGCCTAACGAAAGTCTCATCGGTAAATGTTTTTTGAAAAAGCACATCACCTTTGTATTTTTCATTTCGAAGGATTGCATTTACTGTGCCCGGTGTCCATTCTCTTTTTCGCCTGGTTGGGATTCTTTTATCATTAAGATCTCTAGCGATTACATGACCACCTTTACCAGCTAAACATTCTGCAAAAATGTACCTTACTACATCAACCTCATCTTCATTGATCACCATCAAGCCATCTTCGTTTTTGTACCCGTAAGGCGGAGAGGCAACAATGTATGTTCCGTTTTGAAATCTCTTCTCAATGGACCATTTTTCATTCTCCGAAAAGGAAATAGACTCACTTTCTGCCAAGCTGCTAAAAATTGTAAGTAGCAACTCATTCTCCATATCGCCGGTGTTGATATTTTCTTTCTCAAAGTAAATGAACACCTTAAGCTTTATAAGCTTTCTAACCGCTTCAAGGCACTCTGTGGTATTTCTTGCAAAGCGGCTGATGGATTTTATAATAATAAAGTCAATCTTCCCAGCTTCACAATCATCAAGCATTTTGATAAGTCCATCACGCTTGGCCATGCTTGTACCTGATACGCCTTCATCGTAGTAAAGTCCAACATACTCCCAGTTGGGATTGCTCTTAATGCAAGTCTCATAGTGACTTCTTTGAGCTTCCAAACTGACGAGTTGTTCGCGGCTATCTGTTGAAACACGAGCATAGGCAGCAACACGCAGTTTTTTAGGTGCCTTCTGCAGCTTCTCATTTGCTTCAATCTTTGTTATCCGTTTCATTGTCTCAACCTCCTTTCTCGCAGTACTATACATCACTCTAAAAGTCTTACTTATCAAGTCTTTTAGGACATAATCTCTGCTAAAAATGGAGAGAACGTTTCACGGTTTTTGACCATGATCTTGTCAAATTCACTCTGGCTAATAAGCCCCTTTTCTAAGAGCTTCTTTGTAAGTTTTTCTGCCACCAAATAATCGTGCTCGTTCTTAAGGGAAGCCTCTGTAGGCTTTTCCGCTACATACTTTATGGAATCAACGGCTTCTAATTTTGTTAATTTCATTTTCTCGACCTCTTTCCGAGGGAACATATCAATCAATACCCTCTAACAGTCCCAGGACAGAAATCAGCCGAATGAACGAAAAAAGCAAAAAAATAATGCCTACCGAAAGACGAATCTCTCGATAGGCATTAAATTAATTGTTATTCGCTGTATTTAATAAAGGCATCGGTGAAGCCAGCTGCTTTGACCTTGCTGAGCATGGTCTCTGCGTTTGCCTTAATAGAAAAGGCTCCAATCTGGACGCGGTAGTATTTCTTGGGTGCAGCCGTCTCGACCGGATCAGCAGAGGCAAGACCGGATTTTACATCGGAGCGGAAGGTATCCATCGACTTTCCATGTTTAGGAAACCAATGCATTACATCACCATGATTGCTGGCGATGCCTTGCTTATATCCTTCGCTATGGCAAATAATATCTTTTTCAGTTAGACCAAACTCCTTACATAGATAGACACAAAGTTCAACGGCCTCCCGGTACACCTTGTTGAAATAGGTGCTGTCCGAAAGACCATCCTCGCAAATCTCAAAGCCAATATGTGTGTCGTTTGCTTTTCCTCCGGCGTGCCAGCCTCGGTGGTTCCATGGCAAAGTCTGATATGTGGCGATTGTTCCATCTGCCAGCTTACCGATGAAGGCATGAACGCATACCTGACGACCGCCGGGCTTTTCTTGATTCCAATGATTGTTGTATTGGTTCTTTCCGAGCAAGCCGTCATCCGGGCCAACATAGCGCTTCAACCATGGGTTATCTGCCCCGGTAGAGTGTACCATGATGCCTTTGGGAATTATTGTTTTGCCTGCTTTAAAGCAGGCATTATTCGTAAGTATTAACTTGCGTAAATTCATTAAAATCACCTCTAATTTACATGTTGGTTGTTGCAAGACTGACAGGGTATAGGTGGTAGGTAAACTTCAAATCGCAGAAAGCACTCGCCGATGTGCCATCACTTCCCATACTGATATACAGCCCATATCCAGAAGGCACTCGGCTTTGACGCATTTGAATATGAATATGCAACCCAGCGTTTGAACTATCAGCACCGATAGGCGTGCTGCGTGAGATTCTGGTAAAGTTCACTTCATCATTTGAGATATATAAGTCTAGTTCTTTTTCACTTGTATCCGATTGACGGCATAGGGTAACCAAATGACAATCATAAGCCGTCGGATAAAGCAATCCGCCCTGTCCACCTATAACCACACTACCAATGGGCAATAATGTGTGCAAAGGTCCTCGGACGCTATTAATACCGCCCGCGCCGGTAGCGTTACCGCTCAACACATATCTCAAATAGCTTGCTCTGGTGAATGCGTTGATAGTAGCTGTTGCAGTAGAGGTAAGGGTCAATGGTGTCGTAGCATTTTCTGTTCTTTCCAATAAGAATAGACTCTCACCAGAAGGAATGGTAATATCACCAATTGAAAAGGTTCGACTCGTCCAATAGGCTGTGCTTGCGGGATTTGGTGATGTTCCTGCTCCATAAGCAATATTCGCTACATCTTGAATACCCCTTATAGCTTCTGCAAGTTTCTTGACGGTATTGCGGAGGGTGCCCTGGATTAAGACTTGAACATTGTTTGCGGCAGGGCTACCCAAAGCCGTAACAAAGGTATATGTTACCGTGCCGATTACTACGTTGTTGCCATTCGTGATGCCACTAAATGTGATGGACGCTCTTCGGCTTATCATATCCGGTGCTGTGGCAGTTTCTATCGGATGCGAATGGTTCAGGAGGACTCCAGTCCGCATATACAGATTGTCGCGCGTATCTTCAACCAAATCGTGCGTAGTGTTTAACAGGGTATATGTGAGATTTAACAGACTGTTTATCTCATCAATATCCAGTTCAGCTAAGACAGAAAGCACTTGGTTTAGCCATTCTTGTGCGGGTGGCTCGGGTGGTTCAACTATACCGTCTGCAAGAGCCTCCTCAACGATGGTTAATATCCGAACGCTTTTTCCGACCACATCGCCATAAGTAACTCTTATTTCTAGCTGCCCCACACCGACGACCAGTGTGTCAGTTGCGCTGGGTGACCATGTAAGAACTCCATCAGCGTAGGTCGTGATCACTGGATATGCAATACCATCAGGTCTTTTATATATAGCATTTAGGGCGGCTCCGGGATACCTGTCATCTAATAAACTGGAAACATCAAACTCAAGGTGGCGAAAGTAGTGTTCACCGCGCCTGCCTATGAACACAGTTACAGCTTTTGTTAAATCAATCATATTCCATCACCTAACTTAGGGGGCTCATCATCACGCCCATGTAGCTGTTTTAGAACTTCCTTGAGTTTTTCAGGTATTGGTAGCCCAATATGTCCGGCATTCTCTAAAATAGACACGCCTTCATTGCTCAAGTAGAAGAAAATTACTGCTGTCCGAAGGACACCACCATTGTCACCAGCACTACCCAGTATCTGCGTATCAAGGATATGCGCTACACCCACCAATGTAAAAATAAGAACCTTTTTGAAGATGCCTTTCGCGCCGATTTCACTGGACAGCTTTTTATCTACAATGGCACAGAGCACTCCGGTCACATAATCTATGGCGACAAATGCTATGAGCGCATAAAGGAACCCGTCCAGTCCACCAAGGAACCAACCGAGAAAAGCACCGACAGCCACAAAAGCTAGTTGTATCCAATTCCAAATCTCTTTCATTTGAAATACCTCCTTTTCATGAATTTGTGTATAGAAAAACGCTCCCGCATATTACGAGAGCGCTATTGGTTGTATTGTATTTAAAGCTCCAAGATTAGGTCTTGAATCTGTTGCATCACATCCGCTTTTGGTCGCCCAGTTCCAATGGGTAGCCATGTTAAGGGCGGGATATCAAAAGTTGACGAGGAATCAAAGTTGTTCACTATTGTAATAACCGACTCGATAGCTTTTCTAAGCTCTGTGATGTGGAAAGGCCAGTTTTTGATGGTGCTTTTACCAGCAACAATTTCCTCACTCCAAGTAACCTGCGACAGATTGTAATAGCTACGCACTGTGTTTACAGCAGTTCGTAGCATCTGGATATGAATTGCCTTTACGTGCGTTTCGTTCGCAGTTATCGTCTCAAATGGCGGTGGCAATACAGTAAAAGTGCGTACAACCTCCGGACTTGACGACTCTATATCACTATCAATGCAGCGTACGGTCACAGTATGATTCCCTGCGGCCAGCGCTGCCGATTGATACACCGTTTTTACACCATTACCCAGGTAGCCGCTTACGGAAAACATCTCAGGATTATCTACGCTGTTAATCCAAATGCCCGTGTCGATTTTCACTTCTACAATCTGCTTTTGACCATCCGGCTCAATACCCGTTGTAATCATGAAACGCGGTGTAGCCTTGTAACTTGAACTGCCAGATACCGGGCAGACGATTAGTGGTGCAGTCGGCGGACTATTTTTCTTTACTGTACCGCTTACTACATAGGCAGAAACTGCATCCAATGTATCGGTTACGCTGATACGATAGCGGGTATACATTCCAGCTACCTGAGAAGCGTTTGCTATATATGTCCCAGAGGTTGCACTTGAAACGACGATTGTCAGAGCCTCATATGCCGACCAGTTAATCTCGTCCATTGAAGTTGAACGCTGAATGACATACTGCTTGATTGAGCTGGTTCCAGGTATTGTTCCGCTCCATGTAAGGGTTACGGTGCTGGATTCGTAAATGGCTGGAGCGGCGGTAAAGGAAGTCGGTGGCGTAGGCAGTGTATTTCTACGGACAGTGTTGCTGGAAACAGTCCAGTCTGAGTAGAAACTCTCGCCGGCTGCACCACGTGTTCTTACCCTAAATTGGCGGTAATTTCCGCGTGTAGTCGGTGGACTAACAATTACACTACCGCTTGTTGCTGAAGTGAACACCGTAGCCAGTGCTGCCCAGGCTCCCCATGTGCTGTTATCTGTCGAATCACTAAACTGTATCTCATAGGATGTGATGGCATTTCCAGCACCACCGGATGCTCCGCTCCATGAAAGGGTTACGTTTCCTTCAGCCAACGTTGCGCTTACTGAGCAAGCGGTCGGTGCTACGCAGGCAGTAATATTGCAGTAGATGCTGTTACTGATCATCTCTGAAGAGTAAACATCAAGAGTATCTATCGTCCAAATACCGAATTGAGTATAGGTTCCTGGAATTCTTGATACATTTGGGTTGTAGCTACCACCGCTTGCCGAGAGTGTCAGAGTGGTAAGAACGTTCCATGAACTCCATGTACTATTATCCGTGGATGTTCTGCTGGCAATCTGGTATCCCTTGATGGCACTTGTTCCACCGGAAGCTCCGCTCCATGTCAGCGTAATGGTTTCATCGCTATAGTTTGAGGGAGACGCAACTGCAGTGGTGGCAGAGCTTGGTACTGTGTTTCTGCGGACAGAATTCGTCGAAACCTTCCAGCCCGAGTAATAGCTTGCTCCTGCAGTACCACGTGTCCGTACCTGAAATCTACGATAATTACCTCGCGTCGTAGGTGGTGCAACAGAAACGCTGCCGCTAGTGGCAGTTGTGATCACCGTGGTCAGTGCTGTCCATGCTCCCCATGTGATATTGTCAGAGGAATCGCTGTATTGTATCTCATAGGAGGATATTGAGTTATTTATACCGCCCGATGCACCACTCCATGACAGAGTAACGTCACTTTCCGAGAGGGTTGCATTTAACGAGCAGGAAGTCGGAGCACTGCAAGCGGTTGTACGGCTTGCCCAGTTAATAGTCAGTACAATCTGACTTAAATTGTCCCTTGCGCCAAAGCCCATGTAATTTAAGGTGCTGGAGCCTGCATCCATGAATAGGCAATTGCTAGCACCACTACCGATGGAATCTATGAGCGCGGTAGAAATGGCGATATCTTTTGCGCCTTGTCCGGCGGAAACGGTGTAGTTATACGCAGAGGTAACCTTTGTAGGCCTGCTCCCGGACACACTGGTGCTGGAACTGGGTGCTGGCATGCCAGAAGCATTTCCAGCATATAACGTCATGGTTCTGGCTGAACCCCAGTCACCCGCAGCTATCCTGACAAGGTGAATGCTGGCCGATGTGGGATAATAATTTGCGTAAGTATTCCGGATGCTGGCAAGGTCAAACAGCATAGCTCCTACGTTCTCATAATTGTTAGCATCAGGATAAACCCCTTGCCGAACATAATCCGTTACACCTGCGATCCAGCTACCATTACGCCATGTACACGCATTAGTTGCCTGATAAGTTGCCATAGAAATTCACCTCACTCATATACCGCCGAAACCAGCGAATTTACCAACCCACAAAGGTCGGTATTCAAACGGGTGTCAGTAATGTTATTTGCGACTATTGATGTAGCGGCTGTAGGTACAAGCACATCTGCAATACCAAGTTCATAGATGTCGCTGGTTCTTGTTAGAGCAGGTGCCACTGGTGTTGCAGCGGGAGTACCAGCAACAACAGCAAGCTGAATGCTTCGGCTGATCTGACTTAAACGGATCACAATTCGGTCAATGCGGGGATTGCTTCCGTCTGCAGTTGTCAGTGGCATATTTAAGACATCCGTATTCTCATAACGGTATCCGTTAATCCATGCACTTCCTGCTGCCACATTCACAGCTAAGCCAATTGCTGGCGACACCTGTAGGTTTGTTGCTAACATATAAAAAACACCATTGGAGACGAGGCTTCCGAAATATGACGCAAAATCCGCAGCATCATAGACTCTGTCTCCGTCCGATGAGTTAAAAAATCCGCTTTTCTCCATACACTATTTTCCTCCTTATTAAACAGTTTTCGTATACTCTATAACCACATAACCTGTATATGTTGTCCGGTCATTACCAGGTTCGACAACGACATTGGTTGTATCAATATAAAGCCCGATTTGCGAGGCGAAGTTGTTGTAACGAGCAAGTGGCAGCGGCAAGAATACTGTCCCATTTGTTGCAAAGCCAGTTAAACTGACAACAGTGCTGAGGTTTGATATGCCGTGAGCTACGCTTTTCGGTGTCGTATTTGTAAGTGACCCAAGATTCACTTGCTTGCGATAAATCGTCTTACCATCTATCCATAAACGCCCTGTGTTTTGTTCTGTCGTAGAGTAGTCAGTAAACGTAGATGAAATTTTTGAAGCTGTAATTGTACGATCTGCGATTTTTACGCCGGTGACTGCGCCGTTTGCAAGCCTAGTCGTGGTTATTGGTTCGTTATTAATGTTGAGCCAGTTCGCCTGCCCAGATAGGTTATTGAATACGAAAACAGAAATTACATAAAACGTCATAGTGTCCCTACTGATAAAGAAACCCATTGCTCGCTGATAGCCATAGCCCGTATTATCCCCATTATGCTTTGTTAAAAAGACATGTCCGTTTTCACTTGGTTGGTCACTGAACTTGTTACCACTGTACGAGGTGAAGTATAAAGTATCTCCTGGTACCATGTTGTACAAGGCATACTGACCGACCGATATGGTACCTGCACCTACAAAAATTTCGAGTGCAGGAAGTTTTCCAAACAGATTGTTGAAGGTATCCGCGACGTCATCACCCTGAATTTTCGGGTCCACCTGCGTCAAGTCACCCAGTGTTCCTTCCACGACGCTTAAGGCCTCGGCAACTTCGGATATGCCGGTAGGGGCCAATAGTGCTGTTTTAACCTCGCTCATGTCGGAACGGACTTTCTGCGCTATAGTTAGCTCAGCCTTTCCAAACACTACGCTGATGCTCTGCCCATCCGCGTCATAGGTTTCTTCGATCTCGGTGATTCGCGTACTCATGGATACGTCCCATGCCTTGGAGATTACTTTGACGGTCTGCCCAAGGTCGAAGTCTATCTTGTAGGTTAAGTTGCCATGCGGATTGACCGATGTGTCAAACGTATATCGTATGGCCTGTTCATTCAGCTTACTCTGACCTCGAAAAGTCAGAGTATTGACGTAATCTGTTCCAAAGTCCTCAGCCCGTAAGTCTTTGGCATCCACGAAGATTTCGCGACGCGTCTCCCCAGAACCGCTTGTGATGGCTACAAATGTACGGTCTGCGCCTTCACCCTCGCCACCGATGAGTGCGGTATTGGCGTAATCCGCTACACTCTCTGTATAAATCTGTTCAGTCAGATTCTCGTACTCCTTTGAGAATACCGCCTGGGAGTTGGCACCGTTATACAGCGTCACTGTAAAAATACCTGTAGCTGGAGTAAACACGGTCTTAATGCCAATATCCGAAGAGGCGCAAAGTTCCGTTACGGAATCCATCAAATTCCGATATGATATCTGGGTACTAACAGGAATGCCCAAGTTAGGCGACGAGAAGGATATTCCGGTAATCTGACGCGCTGTGTCAGTAGGGTTAATGAGGTTATTATTTATCAGCTGCCCAACACAGACAGAAAGATCTCCGGAAAGTATCTCGGTTTGCCACAAAATACGACGGGCGAGGAAGGAGGTAGCAAAGCGACCACTCGCCGAGATAATTTCATGCTCGGATTGAGACAGTTCCAGATGCTCAATGATTCCGGCTTCCTCATCATCGTTCTTCCAAATGATGTTCCCTTCTTTTAAGAGTGCAGTGTTCTCCCGTGTTGCAATGGCTTTTAGCTCAAATGAACCACATTGGGAGTAACGCCGTGTCCAACGCAGGTACTCAAAAGACTCCACAATACCCGTAAGCTCCCGGTTTGGATTGTAGATATATAGTTGCATATTCACACCCCCAGAAACTGCGGACGATAGTAAATGCTAACTTCCAGCAGTTCCATATTGACTGAAGCATCGTAGCGCAAAGTGTTAATGCCTGCAGCAAGCTGGAAAAATACCGAATCGGTGTCCAACAAGGAGAAAGCATTCGTTACCACAGAACCGTTGACACTGACCACACGCTTACCAGCGAAATGGGTATATACACGAAGTTCATCACCAGCATTCATTGTAGTGAGAAGGCGAATGTATTCCCCGGTATCAATATTTAATAGTTCTGGATTTATTACCGTTCCCAGCGCCTGGAATACTATCTCGCATCCACAAGAAACATCACCGATGTTGTCCACCGTGATGATCTGGCTTAGCTGACGCATTCCAAACTCCATGCCACTTTCAGGTATTTCCAGTTCAAACTCTAATAAAGGTATCCAAGATGCCAGTTCCTCACGCACTTCATTAAGCATCTCAAAGAAGGGAGACGGGCAGAGGAGACTGACAAAAAAGTTGGGTATTCGCTGCCTTGTGGAAACGGTAAAGCCCGCTTCCTCTACAACACAGGCAATTTGCCGTTCACGATAAATGAGTGTTCCATTCAGCTTAGGGCTAAATATCTGAAAGAAGCGCTGTCGTCGCGAAAAAGCCTCGTCAGGTGTATCTGCTACGATCGTACCCTCCAGTATGATGTTTCGCATATCCAGTGTAGAGGAAATATAAAAAGCACCGTCCTGATCTGGTGCCTTGAAGGTGTTAACAGTCTGACGTATGTTGCCTGTGCCGTCTATCTTGGTAAGGAAATACGGGCGGCTTTGTTTAAGTGTAATACTTCTGCCATCGGCATTAATATAAGTAAGTTCCATAGTCAGACCTCCTTTATAATTCAAGTGCCAGCTTACGGGAGAGGTTTTTGAACTCCCGTGCCAGTTCTTTTTCAGATAGAGCCCTTGGTGTCACCACCGAGAGATTTTGTGTAATGCTTGTTCCATTGGTGCTGCCTTGCCCGGATAATCCTCTGTAATTCAAATCAAAGTTTGTAGGTACCGCATTTTGCATATCCCTTGAAACTGCTGTCATTGCATCCTCGAAGCCCACACCGATGCCTTCGCCCATATTGCGACCAATTCCAGCAAACAGGGTTGAGGGAGAGTTGATACCAAAAAAGTTCTTGATCTTCGATACCACATTACCGAAAAATCCTGAGATCTTACTCCACAGCCATGCACCCGCGTCCGAAATACCATTCCACAATCCCTTAATCAGATTGCCACCCACTTGGGCCATTGAGCTTATATAACCGGTAAAGGCCCTGACGAGTCCTGAGATGATCTGCGGAACTGCCTTAACAACCTCCACAATTATCCTTGGCAGGTTTGCAATCAATGCCACAAAAAGCTGAACACCGGCCAGGATGATCTTATCGATATTACCTACAATAGCATTTACCAGTGAGGTTATGATCTTTGGAATCGCGGCTACAACAGTATTAATAATCTGAGGAAGTGCCTGAATTAGCGATATCAAAAGCCGGATGCCTGCATCAATAATCAGGGGAATCGACCCAATGACTGCATTAATAATACTGTCTATGATTTGCGGGATTGCTTCCACAACTGCCGTAATGATGGTAGGCAATGCTGTCACCAGTGAAGTGAGCAATTGAATACCCGCATCGATAATCTCTGGAATGGATTCTATTAGAAAATCCACCAGTGCTTCGATGATGACAGGCAAGGCAGAAACAAGCTGAGGTATCGCGTCCACCAATCCCTGCGCTAATCCTATAATCAACTGCAAAGCCGCATCAAGCAGCATTGGCAGGTTCTCAATCAAACCTTGAACAATCTTCGTGACAGCCGAAACTGCTGCGGGTATGAGCTTAGGTAAAGCTATGCCAATACCATCCACAAGCGCGGTGACCAGTTCGATTGCTGCATTTATGAGCAATGGAAGATTATCAATCAGCGTTCCGACAATTGTCATTAGAGCACTAACCGCCGCTGGGATAAGTTCAGGTAAAAGGTTCAAAATAGCCTCCAGTACCTGCTTGAATATATTTGTCACTAATTCAAGAAGCATTGGGAGCAAGTCTGCCACCGCTGCTAAAATTGCGCCCGTCGCTGTCGGTAATGCTGCTACTATATTCTCTAAAACCGGTACGATATTAGTGACAACTGCCTCGAAAGCATCAACAAGATTCTCAGTCAGATTTGTCATATCCGCATTGGCATTGCCAAGTCCTGCTGTAAAAGAGCCAACCGCAGCTTGTAACAATCCAATCGAACCAGAAATGGTCTGAGTTGATTCTTTCGCAAAGTTGCCCGCATACTGCTCGGTGTTCTCAAAAAACATCTGCATTGCAACTTCGGCTTTTTCCGCTTGTGTTGCGGTATTCCAAGTAAAGTCCAGACCCTTTGCGAGAGCGTAGGCTTGGATGTTTGTAGCGTTCATAGCAACACCGAGGTTATCCATCATGGTAAAGTTGCCCTTTGCAGCACCTGTGACAGCCTCCATCGCAGTAGACATATCTATTCCCATAACGGATGCCATGTCTGCGGCACGTTGCATAGCTTTTTCGGTAAGTTCAAGGCTTTTCTGTTGCTGTATACCAGAACCTTGGAACAACGCACCCATTTTATTGGCAGTAGCAAGATACTCGCTTTGAGAGATACCCAGATTTTTATAGGCTTCTTCACCGGTTTTCTGAATAGACGCAGCGTATGCGCCGAAAACCGCCTCTGATCCGCCCAAGTTTTGCTCCAACTCTCCAAATTGCGTGACTACTTCTTTGCCTAACTTAATAGCAGCGGCTCCTGCGGCAACGGCAACAGCACCCATTGCTACACCGATTCCCTTGAGTACACCACCGAGCTTATCAAACCTGCCACCAGCATCTTCTGCACTTTTACCCGAATCCTCTAATTCTGCACCGAGATTATCAGCTTCGATTGTGGACTGCTCAAGTTCACGTTCCATACCATTGAGTTCCGCTTGTGCCTTGTTCAGCTGAATCTGCCAATTCTGCGTACGGCGGTCATTTTCGCCAAAAGAGGTGGAGGCATTATCAAGAGCAGCTTTAAGAGTAGCAATCTTATCTTTCTGTGCGTCAATTTCTTTATTCAGAACCGCATTCCGAGCGGTAACCGATTGTATGGATTTATCATTTTTATCAAACTGGCTGGTTACAAGGGTCATTTCGCTGCCGAGCACCTTAAATGACTGATTGATTTCAGAAAGAGCGTTCTTAAATTCACGCTCACCCTCAACGCCTATTTTTAAGCCAAAATTGTCCGCCATATCTTCACCTCCTCCTATATACCCGGCGGGATAATATCATCAATTGTCCGGGTTTTCTTCGGCTTTTCAATTCCGTGCCATTGCTTGTGGCAGGTCCATAAATCAAAGAACAGTCCGATGGGCATGAGCCAGAATTCCTCTGCATCCATACCCATCTGAACTGTTCCATAGTAAAGAAGCCGGGTAAAGACTTCAGCGTCCGTTACCCGACTTCCACGTTTTTTGGAGTTTCCTCCTCACTTTCTACATTGCGCTTTGTACCTTTGAACATCGCCTCGGTAATTGCATTTTTATATGCCGCTAAGTCAAGCGGTGAAGTGAGAAGTTCCACCTCTTCCTCGGTGAGCAAATCCTCTGGCATGTTCCTATTTTTAAGGTTGCGAATTAAGATTGACTGGTTTGCCAGCAGTGTGATTAGCCAAACGATCTCGTCTAGGGCCATCTCGAAGTTCTCGGATTTCATGAGTTTTTCTCCGAGGTTTTCAAGCCCGCCATAACGACCGGCAATCGCTTTTGTTGCACGTGTGGTCAGAATCAGTTCATAGTCTTTACCGCCGATGTTGATTGCTGCGCTTCTCTCAATATCCATAGTTCAATCCTCCTACGGTTCCGGTGTGTAGACAGGCTCGTAAACTTCAGTGAACCAACCGGTGATAGTAGCGGAAGAGACGCCTGCGTCGCCTTCGGTGACCTCCGCTTTCCATGGGTGTTTGCCCATGCCGTCCAATCTGTTCCTACGCATAACCGTTCCTTCGATGGTTGGTGTAGAGAAGGTGATAGAATCCGCCTTTGTCTGCAGGTTTGTTGCGGGTAGGCCAAATTTTACGCGATAAAGCCAAAAATAACGATATGTTCCGTTGGCCTTTTGCGCTCGAAAACCCACAGCAACGGGTGTACCCACATTCTCACTAGCGGAGATCAGCACACCGTTGTCATCGGTGGATGCTCCGGTTAGATCTGCCGCTACAGTGGGGCCAATGTCATCCACGCCGAGGGTGAGCGTACCGCTATTAAAGTCTTTTACAACCTCTGCGGCACCGTCATCCGCATATAGAATCGCCTCAATCAGTTCCACCGAGAGCTCGGCGGTAATAGCTTTAGCAAGCACCGAAGGTACAGCATAGGTTTCTACTCCGCTAGAATCTTCGGTTATCTTTGAATAGTACAGCCTGTCAAGACCGATAGTTGCCATGTGTCATTCCTCCAATCCATAGTTTTTTGCCACATCAATGGCATAATGGTGATATCCGGTATCGTCTTCGTGTCCGATATACCGTCGTTCTGTTATAGTGAAATCCGCATTCAGCAAAGCCGTAGTAATCTGCCTTTTCCGCTCTAAGTAATTGCCTTTTGAGAAAAGTGATATCCTCACTTCCTGCACATCAAAGCCGGGGCGGTTATCCGCGTGAACTTCGAAAATGTCCGTAAGAGGAATAAAGACTAGATATTCGTCAGGAGGTACACCGCTGAACACACCCGTTTCAATAGAAATATTAAGAGGTTGCAGTATCTCGCTTAAATCAGAAAGTAGACTCATATCCTATTTACCTCCTCATCCAGCTTTGCTTTCATCGCTTCGATGCACGGCTTTCTACTGGTGCTTTTCGCGGGCTTTAAGAATGGTTTTGCCGGTTGACCCGATTTTCCGTATTCGATGATATTCGCTATCTTTGCATTGCTGCTTCCATCACGACGTGGTTCGGAAAAGCCTACTTTAACGTTGTAGTTGCCATCTCTATCCTGTAAAGCGGGTGAAACCCCCAATGCTGCTGCAAGCTCGCCGGTGGAACGCGAAGGATACTTTGTGTCACGACCAACCGCTGAATTTAGATTAGACTTTACCTTATCAAGCACAATCTCACCGCCAACCTCAAGCACACGAGGGATGATTTCATCTGTTTTATCGTTCAACCGGGAAACCTTCAGAAGAAAGTCCTCCGGCATTTTCATAGTTACTTTAGCCACTGGGCTTCACCTCCTTGGCGAGTACTTCAATGTACATTCCACGACCTTTGACATCCTCCACCGAGGTGATTTCAAATCGTCCGTCTTCACAAGCAATATGCATTGTGGTTGTAACGGTGACACCGGGAATACAGCGGAAACGGAAAAGGTCGGTGGCTTCTGAAAATGCGGCTCTGTTCGCCCACATTTCGGTGCCGTGCCGACCTTCCCGATATGCTTTGATGGAAGCAACAATATTGTCAATCTCAGTGCTGAAACCCTCCGGATCTTTTATCGTTACTGTCTCTATAACGTCTATAAAGGTGTTCATCTTTCCAAAGCTCATAATCTACACCTTCCAATCCCGGTTGAGTCTAAGCAGTAGGTTCACCGTATTCCATACTTGCTGGCCTGCCTGCACGCTATCGGCAAAAAAACCAGCCGTCGAACCATCTCTGCTTTCGTAGAAATGACTCGCCAGCATGATTACTGCCTGTTCAGTAGTGGGCGGCATAGTGTTTTCAGTGTAATAACCCTCAGCGACATGTTCGTAACTCTCCGCGTAGGAGACGGCGGCTTTGATGTAATGCAGCAGAAGGCCGTCGTCTGCATCATGTGCCAGGATCAGGTTCGCTTTTACTTTAGGGAGAAGATTATCTGTTGTCATGCCATCCGCCTCCTTCCGGTCATTATTCGTCTGCCGCCATCAAACCCGCTGCTTTTAGCTTTGTGAGAAGAGCATTGAAGTCCGTGACCAGACCAGCGACATCGGTGGTAGTGCTATTCGCTTGATTCTCTGCAGCAGGAAGCCCCGTTACCGAGGCTCCCGGCAGGACTTCCAGTGTGCCACCGATGATCCACTTTTCGCCGCCCTGTTCCATATAGTTCTTTGAGTTATAACTCATAGGTCAGCCCTCCTTATGCGTGCTGCTGGAGAACCTTGATAGCCTCCGGCAGTATCAGCTTACCGTCCACACGCTGGGTAGCTACGAAACCTACCTGCCCGGTGACTGCATAAAGCTCATTTAATCTCTTGAACATACGTCCCTGACGGTCGGCTACCCAGTAATAGCTGAAGTCACCAAATACGATGCTCTTGGCGGTCGCAGCAATAGTTGGCACATATGCCGAGGTGTACAGAGGGCGATTCATGATGGTATCAGGCGTACCTGCCTGAAGTGAAGGCTGCCAAAGGTACTGGCCCTGACCGTCCTTTAGTTTACGTATTGCCTTTACAGTAGCATCGTTCATAACGAATACAGCCCTGTTACGGTAAGGCGCCTTCAGCGAGTAGAACAGGTCGAGCACCTCATCCATAGTGATTGCCGTAGCACCTGCGGTAGTTACACCGATTTGGGCACCGCCTGAAGCGGCAAGGATGCCTGTTGGTTTACCGGAGCCATCACCAGTGAAGAAGGCTTCCTCTTCTTTGTTGCCGATACGCCTTGCAAACTCTTTGGAGATATAGGCTTCGAGGTTGAACACGGAATCGTTCAGCAACTCCTCAGAGACTTTGATCAGGGTTGCCAGTTTATAGGCACTAATAGACACCTGACCGAAGCTGTCATCACTCTCTGGAATAATGCCTTCTTCATCGACCCATGAAGCAGTGCCTTTGGTAGCTACGACTGGAATTTTCCTATCACCGGAAGATGTGGTGATAACATTGGCCAGTGAACGGAAGATGTTCTCATCCTCGAGGGCCTCCACCAGCGTACGCTCAAACTCGTCAGGTACGAGATAACCACCCTCGGTGTCTGTACCTATTTGCAGGGCATTTCTTACGTTTACATCAAGTCCTTCACCTGCACGAGTACGCATAGCATTCCAGAACGCTTTCCTGTATTCGGCCGATGCACGACCAGTCTTTTCTTCAGCTCCTTTGGATGGAGCGTTTGTAATGGGATTGCTGGTAGCTTTGGAGAGTTCCAAATCGATAGAGGCCTGACGCTCAAGGCGCTCAATTTCTTTGCCTAATGCCACGACGTCGTTTTCCATCTTCTCGTAAGTAGTGGTATCCTCTGCGGACAAAAGCCCGTCACCACCACGTTTCGTATCAAGGAACGCCTTTGCTGCGTCCCAAGCCTTAGCGCGCTTTTCGCGCAATTCAAGAATCTTACTCATTGTAATTTCCTCCTTCAAATTAGTGTGAAATTAAAGAGAGCCGCTTTTCCAGCGACTCAATCGGGGTACCTGTTTTCGGTTTTGGCTTTTTGGGCATTTTGCCAAGCAGGGAGTTGCACACAGCCGCACGGGAGAATATAAGTCCTTGCCCTGTATCAAGAGGGATACGATCTTCACCTTCCGTGAACATGATTTTGTCAGCGAAGCCAAGTTCAATGGCTTTATTCGCATTCATCCACGTTTCCGCATCCATGAGATGCGATAGCTTCGTACGGGATAGCCCGGATTTCAGTTCATATGCGTTGATGATGCTCTCCTTGACCTCATCTAACAAGGCTTTGGCTCGGAGCATTTCCTCACTGTCGCCGATAGCAATGGTCGAAGGATTATGGATCATCAGCATGGAAACGGGCGACATATATACATCGCCACCTGCCATAGCGATAACTGATGCTGCACTTGCTGCCAATCCGTCGATCTTCACGGTGACTTTTCCGGTATACTCCATTAGCATGTTATAGATCTGCGCAGCAGCGAAAACATCACCACCGGGCGAGTTGATCCACACAGTGACATTGCCAGAGCCAGCCATCAATTCATCCTTGAATAGCTTTGGTGTTACTTCGTCGCCCCACCAGGTCTCATCGGAGATTTCTCCGTTGAGGTAGAGGGTGCGCTCTTCGGTGGCTTCATCTCGCACCCAGTTCCAGAATTTTCTCATTGGCCTTTAGCCTCCTTTTCATAAAAATTGCCCGCCTGTGAGAGCGGGAGCATATTGCCGTTCACCAGATACAAATCACCGCCCTCCTCAGCTGGGATGCGGTTCATATCCTCCAGTTCACGGATGTCGTTAGCAGACATCCATCCGTTTTGCCTTCCAACTGAATAACCGTTCATGCGGCTTTGGTAGTCACCTCGAAGCAATCCATCTAGGTTAAACTTGATGAACAGCGACGTTTTCTCTGAAGGCAGAATTAATGATTGCTGAAGGCTCTGCTCCCAGCGAACTACCCATGGATCAAGTGTGTATTTTACGAACTCCAGCGATTGTTGCTCGATGTTGGAGAAGCTGGATTTCTCAAGGTCACCCACCATGTGTGGCGGCACACGGAAGATACGTGCGATCTCGTTAATTTGGAATTTACGTGTCTCCAAAAATTGCGCCTGCTCTGGTGGGATGCCAATGGCCTGAAACTTCATGCCTTCTTCCAGTACGGCAACTCTATGAGCGTTACCGCTTCCTTGATAAGCGCTGTTCCAGCTATCTTTGACTCGCTGGATATCCTTGATTACACCGGGATGCTCCAGTACACCGCCGGGATTTGCACCGTTAGCGAAGAACGCAGCACCGTATTCCTCAGTGGCAAGTGACATGCCGATCGCATTCTTGGCCATTGCTATGGGGCTGTAGCCAATAAGCCCATCAAAACCAAGACCGGGTATGTGAAGCACCTCATCCTTGCGGAGCGTAACATAGCCGCCTTTAGGCTTTAGTCCGCTTTCGTCAACATCACGGTAATAGGTGTAGACCAGCTCACCGTTTTGAGCACGACCGACTTCCATTTTGTTGGGTAGCAGTGGGTAAAGCGCAACAGCCTGGCCGCGACCGTTTCGGACAATCTGCGCGTAAGCATTGCCCCAAAGTAAAAGATGACTCATCAGTGTTTCTCGAAACACAAATGAAGTCATCTCAGGGTTAGGTTCGTTATGAAGAAGATAGTACAGTGGGTGCTGTGCGATGCGTTCCTTCCCACCATCCAAGCGGTATCTGTATACATGTAAAGGCAGTCCAGCGATTGCTTCGGCCAATATTCTTACGCAGGCATAAACCGCGGTGGTCTGCATAGCCGTTCGCTCGTTTACTGTTTTGCCACTGCTGGTGCCGCCAAACAAGAATGAAAACGCGCTACCCACACGGTTTTGGGGTTTGTCGCGGGAACGAAGCAGCCCTGAAAATATACTCATAATATTAATAACCCCCTTTCGTTGTACACCGATTCTCCGCCACTGCCGTTACCACATCGGATGGCGCGGTCTAGTGCCATGATGGTTGCTACCGCGCCGTCAATCTTCTCAGTGGACTTTTCCTTATCTGCCTTGATATTTCCGGCAGGGTCGGTACGGACAAATATATTATCCATCATCCACCGCAGTACCGGATGACCACCGTGAGCAATCTTCTGCTCCAAGGTTAGCTTCATCAGTTCTTTGGTAGGTGGAGACATATCTTTAAAACCTTGACCGAACGGAACCACTGTAAAACCAAGGTTTTCAAGATTCTGTGTCATTTGTACTGCGCCCCAGCGGTCGAAGGCAATTTCTCGAATGTTATATTTTGTACCAAGCTCTTCTATAAAGTTTTCTATAAAGCCATAGTGAACCACGTTGCCCTCCGTGGTTTTAAGAAACCCTTGCTTTTTCCACACATCGTAATTTACATGGTCACGCCGAACACGCAAATCAATGTTGTCCTCAGGTATCCAGAAGAACGGCATAACCATGTATTTATCATCCTCATCCAATGGCGGAAACACCAGCACGAAAGCCGTAATATCGGTCGATGATGAGAGGTCAAGCCCACCATAGCAGACGCGCCCTTTTAGAGCTTCTGTATCAACGTTAAAAGCACAAGCATCCCATTTGTCCATTGGCATCCAGCGCACAGCCTGCTTTACCCATTGATTGAGACGAAGCTGTCGGAAGCTGTTCTCTTCAGCCGGGTTTTGCCTTGCTGATTCAAATGCTGCTTTAACCTTATCCATGCTGACGGTGATTCCCAAAGATGGATTTGCTTTCTTCCACACTTTTGGATCTGTCCAGTCATCTTCAGGATCGGCCCCATATATAACGGGATAAAAGGTGGGATCATTTTTTCTGCCATTTATAATATCAAGGGCCTTCTGGTGTACCTCCCAGCAGATACTGTTCTGGTTGTCGCCAGCAGTAGTTATAAGGAAATACAGCGGCTGCATTCTTGCATCACCACTGCCCTTGGTCATAACGTCGTACAATTTTCTGTTTGGCTGGGTATGAAGCTCGTCAAACACCACACCATGGGTGTTAAAGCCATGCTTGTTTCCAACATCAGCTGAAAGCACCTGATAAATACTGCCTGTCGGCTGATAGATGAGCCGCTTCATAGAGTCGAGAATTTTCACTCGTTTGGACAGAGCCGAACACATTCGCACCATATCTGCTGCCACGTTAAAAACAATGGATGCCTGGTTGCGGTCAGCAGCGCATCCGTAAACCTCAGCGCGTTCCTCATTATCTCCGCAGGTGAGCAACAGGGCAACAGCCGCCGCTAGCTCACTTTTTCCCATCTTCTTCGGTATTTCTACATAAGCTGTGTTGAACTGCCGGTAGCCGTTCGGCTTCAGAGTTCCGAATACATCACGAATTATCCTTTCCTGCCAATCGATCAGTTCAAAAGGCTTTCCCGCCCACGTGCCTTTGGTATGTGAGAGGGCTTCGATAAAAGCAACGGCATAATCGGCGGAGGATTTATCATAGATCGAATCAGCCGACTTAAACCGGGTTGGTGTGTATTTCTTGAGTTTTCGTATATCCGCCGCCTCCTTCCGAGCATAAAAATAGACCTGCATTAAGCAAGCCTTCTAAATCTTTCTGTACGAGAAACAGAGCCGTTTTAGGCACTGTTCTCTGTGTTTAGTATTTATTTCTCTTCGCCAGTCAGAATAAAACGGGCATATGCACCAGTGTTATCCGCGAGATAAACAAGCAACTCAGCGTATCCCTCTCTCATAGCGATCTCCTTCACTTTCGGCACATCAAACATGTTCGTTTCACCTGTTGCGCGGATGGCGAGAATCTGTTCCTTTATCTTCTTATCCATTTTCGACCTCCTTAGAATCCTCGACAGCCTGTTTTAGAATACCGATATCGAAGTCTGCAGTCTTGTAGCCATCTAAGATAACGCTGTAATAATAGCAGCTTGGAGTGCCGAGTGGTCGACCTTCATTCATGATGTAAACCATAGTTTCTACGTTCTTTTTGCCAAGTTTGACTTTGACTGTTTCCTTTCGGTAGAGGAACGGAAAACCCTCGTAGCGATCGAGTGCCGCTTCGTCAGCCGGGGTAATCTCCCACAGCAAGCATGGGACTATCTTGCCTTTAAAAGGTTCCACGGTCGCCACAGAGCCGCCGTGTGCCCCTCGAAACAATAACTGGTAGTCCTTCAAAACTACCGGCCCGACAGGTTTTGCTGTGGGGCAACGGTGCGCCATTTGCTCAAGGTTAAGATTTGAGCCATAGGCGAGATAGAATGTTTTATTCATTGTCTTTGTCCTCCTTATTTTTGCGGGGCAACCGTTCAGGCTGCCCGAAATCGCCAAGCCGCCGAGCCGTCTAAGTGAGCGGTCAAGTGCTCCCGGCAGTTTGCGAATTCCTCGCCGATGAAACCGATGCGGTTTAGGTAGGTCCGCATTGCGAACTTTTCATTTTCAGCTTGCGGTTTCTTTGCCGAGGCGCATTTCTGTGTGAGTGCCTGGTGGTTGAGAGCAAGGGCGAGAACAATGTAGCTTCTTACCTTACCTGCGTGTAGCTCGCTGTTGAAGCCTCGAAGCTCGACCGTATGATTGCCGGTGAAAAAGCTGTGCAGGTTAAGAAAATGGTATCGGCTTGAATGGTAGTGGCGGCTGGTGCTTTCGCTGTAGCCCTCGTACCAAAGGCTCTCTATGGCTTCCATCGTTTTCGGTTTGCGTCGGTTTATTTTCTCGACCAGGAGGCTATCCATCTTTTTGCAGTAACTCATTCGTTCAGGTGCTATCTGCAAAGCCTTGTAAAAAAGGTCATTCTTACTGGCGATGATGTTCATGAAGTTCCTTATGCTCCTCGGTGAATGATCCGAGCCGTTAAGGTGTATGTGAATTCCGCAGGAGTTGTTTGCAAATCCGCCAGCGTGACGAAGCTGTCTGACCAATTCCTGAAGTATTTCAATGTCCCCGCGGTAGGTTAATATGGGGCTTACCAGCTCAACGCTATAATCGCGGGTGGCAGCTACCTTCTGGCGGCCTTGTTTCTTTTGGCAGGAGATGCTGCCGTCACTCATAAACTTCCAAACCCGTCCGTCCGGGGCCGTTACCTTCTTGGTATCGTAATAATCGCCGGTGTGTGTAACCGTTCCGTTTAGGAAGTCGGCTGCAACCTTGGCCGCGTCGTTTCTTGTAATGCCTGTAAACTCAATCTCAATCCCGAATCTGCTTGTAAACATGTGGTTTTCCTCCTGAATGTGTAAGTTTTGCGCTTTCCGCATGTACATATATCACTCTAAAAGGCTTATATAGCAAGCGAAATCCGAGAAATAAAACACATCAATTTATGGGTGTGTTTCTACGAAACCAGATACCGTTACAGCTTACGCACCGCATCCTCTCCGTACACAACGCCGAGGGAGGAACCGATATCCCATGAGCAGAAAATTGTACCCGTGTCGTCCACGAAGTCCACGGTTCCTTGGTCGCCGGGCCTTAGTTTAGAATAAGGGTCGTTCATGTGTACCAATTCCACTCGTGTGCCAGATGGGTATTGCTTACGGAGGCGTTCCACCGTCTCCCTTGAAGGAAAGTTATTCATCAGTCGTTACCTCCTCAGCTTTAATCGGAGCGCCATTCTTAAAGGCGCTATTGCCTGATAGGTTCTTTAGCAGGATTTTGCGTTCCATCTTGTATTCAGTGCCAACAAAACCAAGCCGGATGAGGAAACATCGAAAAGCATACTTCTCATTTTTCACTTGCTTTTCGGTAGCATTGACCCTTTGCTGTGTTTTTGCCATCTCGCAGAGCGCAGTAACAAAATGGGTGTAGGCTTTGACCTCATCTGAAGTCATCTCTCCTTGAAACCAAGGGAAGCTGATAGTTTCTTCACCTGTAATGATATGGGTGCAATCAGTACCGAGAGCTTTTTTGATTAGTGACGATTTGCTTTCAATCAACCTCTTAAGATTTTCAAGAGCCATATCTGTGAAAGCCGACCTTGGCATCTCAATAGTCAAATGGTTGGCTTCGAGTGCATCACCTTGCTCGGGTTCCCCATAAACGGGTGGTTCCTCGTAATCGCTGTAAGGACTGACTCTGCCACCAAGAGCGGCTTCGTAAGGAATTTGAACATCGTCCGGTACAGGCTCTGCTTCCGGGAGGGGAGTGTCGTATTCTTCAGTAATTGCCTTGAAGTCGTGCAATCCATGTAGATCAGCAACCAGACCAGGATTGTCAGTTCCTCTAAGTATCCCGTTCTTGTCGATGTGATAGCCACCAACCTCGTAAGCGAAGGTTGGTGCACCGAGGTATTTTGTCGGAGCATTTAATTCCTGGCTGATTGCTCCTACCAGTGATTTTCGTTGTGCGCCTGTAACATTATAATTAATCTGCATTTTTCATACCGCCTTTCTTTTTCGGTATTACATATATCACTCTGAACGCTGTAAATAGCAAGTCATTTCGAGCATATTTCTGTATAGAAACTGTTTCTATTGATTAGCGGTATTTGTGTAGAATGAAGTTTAGTCGTCAGCATTTACTTCCTGCAGATCTTGATACTTGTATTCGGTACCACCTCTCAATAGAAATACACCATCCGTGCTTCCAGCCTGCTCAATATACCTCTTTACAATGACATCACAATACTTTTCATCAAGCTCAACAGTGTAGCAAATGCGCTCAGTCTGATCACAGGCGATGAGTGTACTACCTGAGCCTCCAAAAGGATCAAGCACGATGCAGTTGGTCAGGCTTGAGTTGAGAATCGGGTATGCTACCAGCGCCACGGGTTTCATAGTGGGATGGTCGTTGTTTTTCTTCGGCTTCTCAAATTCCCAGATGGTGGTCTGCTTACGATCAGCATACCAGTTGTGCTTTCCAGACTTCTTCCAGCCGAAAAGAACAGGCTCATGTTGCCATTGATAAGGTGAGCGTCCGAGAACAAGCGACTGCTTTTTCCAGATACAAGTACCGGAAAGGTAGAAACCTGCTTCAGAGAATGCCTTTCTGAAATTCAAGCCTTCAGTATCTGCATGGAATACATAAATAGAAGCATCCTTTGCCATTGCTGCCTCGGTGTTCTTAAACGCCTCAAGCAGAAAATTGTAGAATGCTTCATTTCCCATATTGTCGTTTTTGATTTTACCCGCCGAACCTTCATAGTTGACATTGTACGGAGGGTCGGTTACAACAAGGTTTGCAAGTTTCCCGTCCATCAGTAATGTAAATGTATCAGCCTTAGTGGAGTCACCGCAGACGAGCCTGTGCTGCCCAAGCTTCCAGACATCGCCATGCTTGGTGAGTGCAGGCTTTTGCAGTTCAGCATCCACATCGAAGTCATCATCATGAATACCGTCCTTGAGCGAATCCTTAAAAAGCGCATCAAGTTCGGCAGGCTCAAAGCCGGTGAGGGACACGTCAAAGTCCGCTCCCTGCAAATCCGCAATGAGGAGAGCCAGCTTATCCTTATCCCAATCACCGCTGATCTTATTGAGGGCGATGTTGAGGGCCTTTTCTTTTTCCTCATCCATTTCAATAACCACACACTCGACTTCGGTGATGCCCATATCAAGCAGCACCTTCAAACGCTGGTGGCCACCGACAACATGAGATGTAGTCTTATTCCATATAACGGGTTCAACATAACCGAACTTCTCGATGGAGCGTTTTAGCTTTTCATATTCCGGGTCACCGGGTTTCAAATCTTTACGAGGATTATAGTCGGCTGGGATCAACAGTTCAGTTTTCAGTTTTTCTATCTGCATAAGACTTCCTCCTATCTGTTTTATTTTCCTCGCCTTGCCATGAGCAAACGTTCCATTACATCGTCCTGCGGGCTAGCGCCGTTGTATTCTCCTGTACAGTTTTCTTTAACGATCTGGAAGATTTCCATCCACAACCGATTGGTTTGGTTCATGTAATTCTGACCCATTGCCACATAGGGGCTTTGAATGGCATTACCCGTAGTCGGATGTTTTGCTAAAAAGCCATATTCTGTGACAGCTTCCTCACATTGAATCCAACGAGCCACGCTCATGGCATAACGTTCCAATAACTGAGGCTCTACTAGAGCTGCACATCCACGTTCGTTTAGCCACTGCCATGTATTTCTGTAGATTTCTCCTGCAACCAGTGCTTTGCCGTCTTTTTGTATAGCTTCGAGCATTTTATTTGGCTCGGGCATTTCAAGTCCTTTCAGGTCTGCCGTATCCTTAAATTCCATCACGGTTAGTTTTCTGCCTCCTGGATTGCCTTCGGCGATTTTGTCAGTCAGGGGCTTCTTTTTCGCACCTGCACCTACACGAGCGCCGCCTCGATTTGTACCGTCTTTCGCCATATTTTCACCTCACTTAGCAGGGTTGGGGCTATTCCCTCGTTTGAAACCGCGTTTTTTAACACGAAGCCCCACGCCGCTGTCCGCTTAAAATAGTTTTAGAGATTTGACCGCCCCCACCGGTCACCGCTCTCGGCAGTAATTCTAGAGTGGCAGGATTTGCAAAGAGCCATGAGATTGCTCTTTTCATTGCCGCCGCCCTTGGAGAGTGGAAGGATGTGGTGTACCTCTTCGGCAGGTGTGAGCTTGCCTTGCTTCTCGCACTCCTCACAAAGAGGATGCAACTTGATGTAACGGTCACGGATACGCTTCCAAGCACGACCATATCGCTTGTTAGAAGCAGTGTCACGTTCATACTGGTTGTAATGTTTATCCATCGCTTTTTGATGCTCGGCACAGTATTGCTCGCGTACAGCAAGCCGACCGCAGCCGGGGTAAGCACAGGGACGCTTAGGTTTGTAGGGCATTGGTTCACCTCACTTTCAGGGCATAACAAAAGCCACCGCAGATCTCTCCACGATGGCCTTTGGAATTCTATTTCTCTATTGTAATAGTAACACACGAACCACACTGACAAACAGTGACATTCACTGACTTGTTTCAGGAAGTTTAATCAGTGAGGTGGCAACATCGTGCAGTCGATAAACGTGGCGTACATTATATCCCAGGTCCACTGCAATTTGTTCCCACGATTTAAAGCATAGGTATCGTAGCTCTAAGAGCGTCTGACACTCCAAACTGTCAACCGCTTTTATGACTCCTATTATTTCACCCTTTAGATCCACAAGGCGATCAATGTCTCTGTTGATCTCGTTCTGAAGATCAATGATTTTACAAATAGCGTCGGCCATCATAGATGTACCATGATTGGGATTACGTGGCATCCCTGTCAGCGTGGTCGTGCATTTGGTTGCCAGATCATTCAACGAAGCAACCTGCTCCAGCTTGCTGTTGATACGCTGGTCCAAACGATAGGCTTGGGACAGATATTCTTTAGCAGTCATAGGCAAGCCACCTCCAATTTTTCTCGTACCTTGCGCATTAAGAGGTTACCGTCAAGATCGGTTAGTATCTGATACCAGCCGGAACAGAAGAAACGCTCAAGAGATTTAACCTCAGCTTTGTAATCATTTTTCTCCGGGTGACGGTCCAAACGCTGTAAGGCTTCCCGGTAATCCTTGACTGCCTGTACTATAATCGCATTCGCTAAACTTTCATATAGTTCCATATCGCACCTCCAAGTTTTTGTTTCTCGGATTGGCACGGATTGTCTCTATTTGACTCTCATTTGCAGATCAGCTTTAACAGCTTCGATAAGCGCCGACTGGCTTTTATCCTTTAAGGAAAGAGCCCTCAAGACACGCTCATCAATAGTACCTTTGGTAACGATGTGCTGCACCACAACCGTTTCAGCTGTTTGGCCCTGACGCCAGAGCCTAGCATTTGTCTGTTGATATAATTCTAATGACCAAGTAAGACCGAACCACACAATACAAGAGCCACCAGCCTGAAGATTTAAGCCATGTCCTGCAGATGCCGGATGAATTAAACCTACTTGTATTTCCTCGTTGTTCCACCTTCGAATACTTTCAGCGGTATCCAGCTTAGAAAATGGAACCTTTATACTACGAAGCTTTTCTACGATTCTTTCGTAGTCATGCTTATACCAATAGGCCACAAGTATTGGCTTTCCGGCAGCGGCTTCAATAATGTCCTCCAATGCATCTAATTTCTGATTATGGATGACCTGAGTTTCTCCGCTGTCGATATAAATTGCACCATTAGCCATCTGGCAGAGCTTGTTGGAAAGTGCTGCAGCATTTCCAGCAGTAACCTCACCATCAGGAAGCGTAAGTACAAGGTCTCTTGCTAATTCGTCATAGCGTTCTGCCTCTTTTTCAGAAAGCATAACTGTGTATTCACTACTAACCAATTCAGGCATCTTAAGATAATCAGTAGACTTCATTGAAATTGTAATATCGGAAATTTTCTTGTAGATACATTTCTCTGCTCCGGGAAGAGGCTTGTAACTATAAATAATCTGGCCATTTCTTTTGTCCGGCATAAAGTAGTTGGTACGAAACGCAGTTATGAACCTTCCAAGTCTTACACCCATGTCAAGCAACTTGAACTCTGCCCATAAATCCATTAGTCCATTGCTGCTTGGTGTTCCTGTCATTCCAATAATGCGTTTTACTCTAGGACGCACCTTCATAAAAGACTTAAAGCGCTTGGCCTGATGATTTTTGAAGGAAGAAAGCTCATCAATTATAACTGTATCGAAATCAAAGGTCAGTCCGCTCTCATCAATGAGCCAGGAAAGATTCTCACGATTGATTACGTAGATATCGGCTGCAGCTTTTAACGCTTGAACCCTTTCAGTGACGCTTCCTACTGCAACAGAAACGATAAGGTCGGATAGATGATCCCATTTTTCAATTTCAGCAGGCCAGGTATCTCTTGCTACACGAAGTGGTGCTACCACTAACACCTTATGGGCTTCGAAGTAATCAAACAGCAGGTCATTTATTGCAGTAAGAGCGATACTTGTTTTTCCTAAACCCATATCAAGCAGTACTGCCGATACCGGATGTGATTCGATATAACTGATAGCATACTTTTGGTAGTCATGTGGATTGTACTGCATCTAAAATCCCTCCAATCTGACTCTCGTCGTCTAGTACAAAAACTAAAAAGCCTAATGCTCTAAGTAATTTGTGCCTTGCCATCTGTAATGGGCGCGGGCGCTTACCAGGAGCCTTAACCTCAACAAAGGCCATCTTTCCTTCAGGCATTAGAACGATTCTATCCGGCATACCATCAAAGCCAGGAGATACAAACTTCACCGCCAGCCCGCCACGCTTTTTTGCTTCCAAAGTTAACTTCTTTTCTATTTCTTTTTCTCTCATCGCTATATCTCCATCAAAATTGGTGACGGTCTGTGAAGGTCTACTCATAAACCTCTTATATAAAGAATTTTTTATAAATTTTTCTCTAATGCGAAGTTCTATATATGACCGTAACTGACCGTCACCATATTAGGTCAGTGCTACTCGGTGCAACTCAACTTAGAAACTCTTCCTCCTTTAAGCGCACGCCATAAATGAAGCTACCTGTTTTGGTCTTTTTACGTTCAAACCCAGCAGTCTCCAAAGCAGTATAGAAATCTGTTGTACTTCTTGTGTACTCACCGTTGCGCCCACAATGGGCACGGTATTCCTGATAAAACTCTCCGGATTTTTGCTGGTATTTCTTATCCACTTCGCAACAATCCTCCAAAAAGGAAGCAAGCCAGTCATTATTTTCTCTGTACGCTTCAATGGCCTCCTGAACACATGCGGGAACACTGAAATGGTAATTAGCCTCAATAGCTTTCTTTGCACCTTCGATGATCCAGCTCATGATGTACGAGCCTGCATTCTTAACAAGGTAGTCGGCGTAGTTTTTGATGTCACTTTTATTCTCAATTCTTGCATTAAAGGGAATGACGATGAGTCGTCTCCAGGTGCCATCATCATTGGCACCGACTCTGGGAAGATGATTCGTGTAAAGCACCAGTGTATGAGAAGGCTCAAACTTGAACGGGTCCTTATACTTTTTCTCAGCTTCGATTTCATCCGTAGAGCTAAGCTGTTTAACAATTGAAGTGTTGAGGCGCATACCCTCTTCAAGCTCGGAAGCAATGATGAGGCGTTTGCCCTTAAGCTCTGCCATTTCAGGTTTTACGTTTCTACGGCAACCAACTGTAAGTGTATCTGCTGAGATAGCACCGCTGTAGGAGCCGAGCACCCTTGAGATGCTGTTCCAAAAGGTAGATTTACCATTGCGGCCTCCACCATAGGCAATAATGATAGCTTCGAGGTAGACTTTACCGATTGCAGAAAGGCCAACAATCTGTTGAACGTAATCAATCAGCTTTTGGTCATTACAGAAAAAGGTGTTCAGAGCATCTAACCAAATTTGCTCACCCTTATCACCCGGAGAAGCGATTGTTTGCTTTGTAATATAATCCGCTGCCTCTGGAGCACGACCACCGGCCAGACCCTTACGAAGGTCAAACGTAACACCCGGTGTATTAAGTAGGAACTCATCCTTGTCTAAGTCGCTCACCTTGATTTCCAGCATTGGCTTTGCAGCCTGCAATGCTGAGATGACATATTTCATATCCCTGCGCTTCATTACAAAAGTTCTATAAGCAATAGCTGACTGATACTTCTTAAATGCCTTTAATGGGTCTCCTGAAAGTGAAGCTTCATACTTTTTACCGCCAGCAAGGATATCTTCTTCCTTTTCACCCAAAGCAAGTAAGGTATTAAGAGCGCTTTCCACCTCGCCAAGGGCATCTTGAAGCTGTAAATCGAGGAACTCTTCCATTGCGCCTACTGACTGCTGCCTTGATTCCATCCAATACTCACCGTTAAAACGAAGATAATCTGTGGCATCGGTGTAGCAGAGCTCATTGCCATATTCACGAGTAAGCACCTTTGCCTGGCCAATATCAGAAAAGTCGGAAGGTCTCAGCGAGTCAAAGTCAGAATTGTAGTCATCTGGAGGAACATACCCTTCCTGACCTTGCACCTTCCTCGCAAACTTAATAGCACTATTCCAGATAGCTGTAAGTTCTTCATCATCCATAGGAGGATCACATTTCTTGGCTTCTTCCAGAAAAATCTCATGGGCCTTATCTGTGCTGCCGTATCTCTTTACAACGCGGCCAGCAAAACGAGACAGAGTATTGTTGCGTTGACCTTCAGGTATTGAATTGCTGCGACCTGTATTTGTAGGCGCAGGAACATTCTCCAGCAATTCATCAATCGTGAGCCAACCTTCATGCCAGATAACTTCACCGGTATCAGCCCCATAGATAAAACGTGCTGCATCCAGAGCGTTATCATCAAAGAAGGGGAACTGAGCATGGATAGCTCTTTTTATAGCCACATATCCTTCCGCATCTGTTAGTTCTTCTATAGAAAAGTAAACATGGAACTTGGGCCTTGCAGCCTTTCCATCCTTAGAAAGCATATTGTGACGACTGGGAGCAATCGCATATGAAATATCCGTTAAAATTTCATCCAATGCCTCTGGCGTTATCCACTCATCCCGATTTTCAGTGTGATCATTATCGCAATCCATGACGATGACATCAGACTTTAAGAAATTATCTGCACTGCGATAGTTGTTCTTATACTCCGCGCAAACGTGGTCTAGCTTTGCGGCTTCTTTTAATTCTTCAGCCGAGGTGACAACGTTCCTATTTGGATAGAGGCAGTTCTTTTGATTGCCGATGCAATTTGCAGTACAAATTGTTAGTTGCATGTTTCAACCTCCTCCATGTCCTCGGTAAAATAACGAATAGTCATATGGCGCTTCTTCGCTTTATCAATCTCCATCTGCATACCCTTCGTGATGTTTTCACCAAACACCCACAACTCATTGCATTTGCCTAAGAAGACTATATCCATGAAAAGTGCAAGCTCACGTTCCGCAGGATCATCATCCGAAAGATACATAGGAAAAAGTAGGTGTGGTGCAAAAGCGATAGCATCTCTTTCGATAACAGCGAAGCGGCTATAAACCTTGGCTCTTTCAGTGTTTCTTTCTACATCACCCGCATAAGGTGAGCAGATATACACGAGCGGTTTGAAGACCTTGTCTTCCTTTTTGATGTTTGTCAGCGCCTCGTATGCGGTAGGGTCGGGATAGCCTTCACTGTTTTTCTTGTCAACTCCGCCAGTACCATATTTACATCTCATCTGTTCGTTCATAAGCGAACCTCCTTATTAAGATTCGAGCGGCATAAAAGTCCCTCTACCAGTCCCAGGACAGAAAGCACCGCTTTGAACGAACTTTTGAAAATAAATTTTTCCTTCCTTATATAAGCGACAGCAGACCTAAAAAATCTGCTGTCTTTTTCGTTCATTTTCGTTTTAAGTGTCCTGGGATTAGTGAAGGACATGAAAAATGTGTGGCCTGAAAAAATCACAAAAGATTTTTCGTTCAAACCACACAAAACTGTCCTGGGACTATTAGAGAGGGAGCAACTCCTCTCGGAAAGGGAGGTAATACGATGCAGACACAGACGAATGCAGAGACTTCAAAAGATCAGCAGTTTGATGAAGAACTCGCTGACACCCTCACAGCCATTAGCGTTGTATCCAAGAGACTGGCTCAGAAAATCAAAGCCTTGTCTGCAAAGGAACAAGAAAAGGAGGAAGGAGGTACTCCAAATGAGCAAGATGAGTGAACTTAGTCAGGTTCTTTCTGAACTTAGGGACTGTGGCAAAACTCTCATTAACATTGCTGACTCGCTTACAGAGATTTTCTCAAGTACTGGTGACGAGCCCGAAAATGTTATGGAAGCACCCATGATACCGACAGAGGAACCGAACCCAGAGTATTCGTTCTTAGATGTTCGCAAAAAGTTTGCAGAAATGTCCAGAGCTGGATACACAGAAGCGCTTAAGGGACTTCTGAAAAAATACGGTGCAGAGAAGCTCTCCAGCGTAGACCCGTCACAGTATGCCGCATTACTTGCGGATGCGGAGGCAATTAAATGAGCGTAAAACATGCACTGCTTTCAGCCTCGTCCGCACACAAGTGGATTGCTTGCCCACCATCGGCACTACTTAGTAAGAAGTTTGAAGATGCGTCCAGTAGCTTTGCACAGGAAGGCACTGATGCCCATACACTTGCGCAGTACAAGCTTGAAAAATTGCTGGGACTTGACACAAAGGACCCGACTGAATCTTTAAGCTTCTACGATGAGGAAATGAACAGCCATGCTGAATACTATGCAGCCTTCGTACTTGAACAGCTTGAGAAAGCAAAAGAAACCTGTGCTGATCCTCAGATACTTATTGAGCAGAAACTTGATTTCTCGAAATATGTCCCGGAAGGCTTTGGCCATGTTGACTGTTTGATTATATCAGACGGCACACTTACCGTAATTGACTACAAATACGGTCTCGGAATTAAAGTATCAGCGGAAAGAAATCCGCAAATGTTCTGCTATGCACTTGGAGGCTTGGCTCTTTTCGATGGCATTTACGACATCGACAATATCCGCCTGATCATCTACCAGCCTCGTAGAGAAAACATTAGCGAATACAGCATCTCTAAGAGCGAACTAATCAAGTGGGCCGAGGAAGTATTGGCTCCTACTGCACAGCTTGCTATCAAAGGCGAAGGCGAATACAAGGCTGGTGAGCACTGCCAGTTTTGTAAGGCAAAAGCAACCTGCAGGAAGCGTGCTGAATACAATCTGGAGCTCGCAAAGTATGACTTCGAAGAACCCGCTACTCTCGATAACGACGAGATCGCAGCCATCCTGGGAAAAGCTGATGAGTTGGTATCTTGGGTAAATGATGTCAAGGAGTATGCTCTGAAGGAAGCTCTAAATGGTACCACGTTTGAAGGTTTCAAAGTAGTCGCTGGTCGTTCCAACAGAAAGTACACCGACGAAACTGCAGTGGCTGATGTCGTTATTGCAGCCGGTAAAGACCCCTATGAGAAGAAACTGCTCGGCATCACAGCCATGACAGCACTTCTCGGCAAGAAAACATTTGAAGATATTCTCGGTGGTCTAACCTTTAAGCCGCCTGGAAAACCGGTCCTTGTTACAGCTGATGACAAGAGACCTGAATACAACTCAGCATTTGAAGATTTTGATGAAAATTAAGGAGGAAATAAATCATGACAAAGACAGTTAATCCGTTAAAAGTAGTTACTGGCCCTGATACCCGTTGGAGCTATGTGAATGCATGGGAGCCTAAATCCATAAATGGTGGCACCCCTAAGTACAGTGTATCTCTCATTATCCCTAAGTCCGACACGAAGACCATCGCTAAGATAAAAGCTGCAATAGAAGCAGCTTACCACGAAGGTGAAAGCAAGCTCAAAGGCAATGGTCGTACAGTACCGCCTCTTGCAACCCTTAAGACTCCTCTTCGCGATGGCGATGTAGAACGTCCTGATGATCCCACTTACGCAAACGCCTACTTTATGAATGCCAACAACAGCTCTGCACCTGGCATCGTAGATGCAGACCGTCAGCCTATCATCGAGCGCTCTGAGATTTATTCCGGTGTTTACGGTCGTGCCAGTGTAAATTTCTACGCATTCAACACCAACGGAAATAAGGGTATCGCTTGTTCCCTTAATAACCTTCAGAAAATCCGTGATGGCGAGCATCTTGGCGGCAAGTCTAACGCCGAGGATGACTTCGCTACTGAGGATGATGAAGACTTCCTTTCCTAAACGGTAACTGACAATCCGGGTGGTAGGAAAACCTGCCACCTTAGACAATCAAAGAAATGAGGTAAACATATGGAAACTATTCTTGTTATTGAACTTATTACTTTATACGGCGTGTTTATCATCGGAGCCTTATTCTGGGTCGTAACTGAAATTAATGACGCCATCAAAAAACACAAGAAAGAAAAAGCAAAGAAAAACTTTGATCCACTTGATAAGTTTTAATTGCTTGGGCGGTGGCACTCCTGCTGCTGCCTTATTCTTTTGAAAGGAGGATGTTATGGAAGATATAAAAACACTTTCTCTTGACCTTGAAACTTACTCGGATGTGGACCTTGGCAAGTGTGGTGTCTATCGCTATGCAGAATCTCCAAGCTTTGAAGTCCTCCTGTTTGGTTACGCAATTAATGGCGGTGAGGTACACGTTATTGACCTGGCCTTAGGTGAGAAAATTCCAGAAGAGATACTAAATGCATTAACCGATGATAACGTAACAAAATGGGCCTTTAACGCTTCCTTCGAACGTGTTTGTTTATCATATTGGCTTCGCAAGCATTACCCGGATAAGTTTAGTAGCTACAGCATACCAGAGGACACTGCCAACGGTTACCTTAATCCATCTTCTTGGCGTTGCAGTATGATATGGTCAGCTTATATGGGATTACCGCTTTCACTTGAAGGTGTAGGCACAGTTCTTAAGCTCGGAGAACAGAAACTAAAAGAAGGCAAAGACCTCATCAAATATTTCTGTGTTCCTTGCAAACCCACCAAAGTAAACGGTGGCCGTACTCGTAACCTGCCTGCTCATGATATAGAAAAATGGTCCTTATTTAAGAAATACAATATCCGAGATGTTGAGGTGGAACAGGCAATTAAGAATCGATTAGAAAGCTATCCAGTACCTGAGTTTGTATGGGATGAATACCATTTGGATCAGGAGATTAATGATAGAGGCATCCTACTTGATATGGGTGTCGTTAAAAATGCCATCATCTTCGATGAGAAATCTAAAGAAGAACTTACTGCTGCAATGAAGGAGCTTACCAACCTCGATAACCCAAACAGCGTAGTGCAGGTAAAACAGTGGCTTTCTGATAATGGTGTTGAGACAGAGTCGCTTGGCAAAAAGAATGTAGCAGCTCTTATAAAGACTGCGCCTGAGGAACAACGCGACGTGCTTCAACTTCGCCAGCAGCTTGCAAAAAGTAGCGTTAAAAAGTATCAGGCCATGCAGAACACTGTCTGTTTAGATGGCAGGGCTCGAGGCATGTTCCAATATTATGGCGCTTCCCGTTCTGGTCGCTGGGCAGGCAGGCATATACAATTACAGAACTTACCTCAAAATCATATCCCTGATTTGGAAGATGCAAGGTCACTTGTAAAGCTCGGAGATTATGATGCAGTGAAGCTTCTTTATGATGACGTGCCGGATACACTCTCTCAGCTTATCCGAACTGCTTTTATTCCAAGGTCAGGATACAAATTTATTGTGTGCGACTTCAGTGCTATTGAGGCAAGAGTTTTGTCTTTCTTAGCCGGGGAGCAATGGCGATTAGACGTATTTGAAAGTAATGGTGATATCTACTGCGCTTCTGCTTCTGCTATGTTCCATGTACCGGTTGAGAAGCATGGTGTGAATAGCCACCTTCGGCAAAAAGGAAAAATCGCAGAATTGGCACTTGGATATGGTGGAAGCGTTGGAGCACTTAAAGCTATGGGTGCCTTAGAAATGGGTTTGAACGAAGATGAACTGCAGCCGCTGGTTGATTCTTGGAGAGCTTCAAACACGAAGATCACAAAGCTGTGGTGGGATGTTGACAGGGCAGCCAAAGATGCTATCCGTTTCCGAACCCATACCAACACACATGGCATTAGTTTCTATTACCAGAAGGGTATGCTTTTTATTGAGCTCCCTTCCGGTAGGAGACTTTCCTATGTAAAACCAAAAATCGAACAGAACCAGTTCGGTGGTGAGTCTGTCACCTACGAAGGTACCGGCAACACTAAGAAATGGGAACGCATAGAAAGTTACGGTCCGAAGTTTACAGAAAATGTTGTCCAGGCAATCAGCCGAGATATCTTGGCCTACGCCATGAAAACACTCAGGCATTGCTTTATCTGTGGTCACGTCCATGACGAGCTAATTATCGAGTGCAGCATGGATGTCTCCCTTAAAGCAGTTTGTGAACAGATGGGACGAACGCCACCCTGGATAAAAGGGTTGACTCTTAGAGCCGATGGCTATGAGACAATGTTTTATAAGAAAGACTAAAAAGAAAGGCCTCCGAATGTAATGTAACTTCTTCGGAGGCTATAATCTATTCAGTATTTGTATCGTCTTAGATAAGGGCTTTCTGAGGTCATAGGCTAACATCGGAAATAAAAGG